GCGCGCAGGTAATGAAAACCTAGACGACACTCAGTTAGAGGAAATACTAACCCAAGAAGCGGCAGAGACTACAGTAGGTAAGATAAAGCGCAGCCAAGAGCCAGCTCTTAAGAAGTTCTATATGTGGATGCAAGACTTGATAGCGGCATTTAAGCGCGACAAGACTAAGATACTGGGTGCGTCTATGCCTAATATCAAGGATACACTAGACCTACGAAAAGAGTACCGTGATTTTCTTACTGATGATGTTGAAGTAACGCAGGAAGTGTCGGGCATGGCTATTGCTAGTATGCAAAACAATACCCAACTACTCGCACCTAATGGTAAACCCTCTAATTTATACGCTGAACAGTATAAGCAGGTGAGAAGCCCTGAGTTTAAGAGTATGTTTGGAGACTGGGAAACGAGCCCAGAGAAATCTACCAAGGTTCTAGATGATAACGGTGAGCCTCTTGTTGTACACCACGGCACTAGAAAAGCAGGTTTTATGGGGTTTGACACCTATGAGATAGGCAGCAGCTCAAACGATTCCAGTACAGGATTCTTTTTCAGTCCTAATAGGGTATTAGCTAGTAGTTACACCCACGGCCCTGAGCAGGATATAGACTATGACTTGACGTTATTTGATAACAGTACTAGAACCTATATTGAAGAGAAACTAGGGGGACTTTTCCCTGAGGACAGTATATATCTAGAGGCAGCCCATAATGATACTAGTATGAGTATCAATAAAAACGACGATGGTACTTATACATTAGAGGTATACGATATGTACGGCAACGCCGTACAGGACCAAACAGGAACCTTGGAGGAACTTATGAAAGTTAAGTTGGACCAAGAGAACGCACCGCCTATTGATGGGGTCTATGATGTTTATCTAGATATTAAGAATATGGATACTGTTGACTTTGAAGGATATAACTGGGATGGCACTCCTGAGTCAGATGATATGCCTATGGGTATGACTACAAACGAGGCTGCGGAAAGGGCTAGAGAGGGAGGTTTTGATGGCCTTAAGATAATAAATGTTTCTGACTCAGGTGGTCAGTATGGTAGTTATAAAGACATAGTATATGTCGTATTCAACCCTAATCAGATTAAATCCGCTACCGACAACTCAGGCACCTTCAGTAAGGCTACTGACGATATACGCTACCAAGAGGACTACAGAGCCTCCCACACAGCCCCAGTACCTGAAGAAGGTTACAACAACTCCCTAGATAACTTCTCAGACAGTATGCCGGATAACCCTAACGACCCTAACTTCCTGAGATATTATGGGATGGGCGGGGAGTATGCTACTGCAGACGCGGAGACCCTAGCGGTGATGAAAAAAGTAGCAGGCAACCCTGATGCGATGGTGACCGTATATAGAGCAACCCCTAACGCAGACAAGAGTATCAATAAGGGCGACTGGGTATCTCCTAGTAAAGACTACGCTACACAGCACGGTGAGCGGTATATGGAAGGTGGTTTTAGTATAGCTGAGATGCAGGTAAAGGCCTCAGAGCTACACACGGACGGCGACATACATGAGTGGGGTTACAACCCAGCAGAGACCGCGCAGGAAGACATATACAAAGCTGACCTAGTTAAAGATGGCGAAAAGTTCACAAGAACAAGTAAAGATGCTAGTGATATTTTCGGAAAGGGTGCTGAAAGAATTAGATATACAGACTCTAAAAGTGGCGGCACTATTGAAGTTGTCACTAAAAAAGATGGTAGTGCTTCAGTATTAGAACTTATTGTCCCTGAAGAATTTAGAGGAACAGGCATAGGGCAATCATTGCAGAAGCAGGTTATGGATGATTTTCCTAATATGGGTGGGCAAGTTTCATCTAAGGCTGCGGCTAAAACTGCCTATAGATTAGGAAGAAGGCCTTTCGGGAACCCTGATGCGACGCTTGATGATGTTTTTAGTATGATTGATGAAAACTCATCGGTTAATCTTGTTTCTCAAAAGAAGCAGGCAGGACAACCACTAGAAAAGCATGATATTGGCTACGGTATGACACAGTTATCAAATGACGATATTGCTCTAGTTGGCGGTACGCGCTCAGGTAACTCTAGAGGTGATGAGACGCGCAGAATGTACACCATCTACGACATGACAAACATGGATGGGGACTTCGCTAATGCTAAAGAACAGGAAATAGGTAATATACAAGTCTTCGTAGAAGACGGTACAGACAAAATACGAGGCATAATAGACATTAAAATACCTACAAACAAGAGAAAACAGGGGCACGCTAAAAAAGTAATTGAGTCTTTGGTAAACTCCGAGTTCTCTAATAAGCCCTTTAAGATATACGACATCAAGAAATCTGCTTACCCGTTCTGGAAGAAGATGGGCGTGACGTTTGTAAGCTACGATTTTGGCAAAGACATTAGTGATAGAGTAGGTAAGAGGTCTAAACTGAAAGGTGACTGGGGTACTGTGAACGCATACATCGGCTCAGAAAAAGACATCCAGAAGCAACTGGACAGCGAAGGTAAGAAAAAGCAAGACTACTTAAATTCCCTAACAGAATAAGCTAACTTCACATATACTATAATAAATGTTAAAATCCAGACAAATAAATAGGAACCCACTATGGCAATAGAAAACGCAATAGAAGCACCATTCGCTCCAGTCACCTCTCCAGAAGAGTTAATGGACACTACAGGTAGTTTAATAGATACTCAAGATGATGGCTCTGTCGTCATCGATTTTAACCCTCAGGAAGAGATAACCGTAGATGAGGGGCACGCAGCGAACTTAGCAGAAGTTCTGGACGACGATTATTTAGAGGAAATAGCAGCGGAACTAATTGATTTATATGAAGAAGATAGAGAATCCAGAAGCGAGTGGGAAGAAGTCTACACAAAAGGAATCAGCTTACTTGGTCTTAAGATTGAAGAAAGAGACGAACCCTTCCCCGGAGCGTCGGGCGTTCATCATCCTATCCTCGCCGAAGCAGTAACTCAGTTCCAGTCACAGGCATTTAAAGAAATGTGTCCTGCAAACGGACCAGTAGATACTGCCGTTGTAGGTGTGGAAAATGATGAAAAGATAAAACAGAGTAATCGCGTTAAAGAGTTTATGAACTATAACATTCTCCATGTTATGGAAGAATTTGAATCTGAGATGGACCAGATGTTGTTCTATCTACCGTTATCAGGCAGTGCTTTTAAGAAGATTTACTATGACAATGCCATTGACCGCCCTGTTAGTACTTATATTACAGCCGACGACCTAGTTGTACCTTATGAGACTACTGACTTACGTACAGCTAGTCGCGTGACTCATGTTATTCGTATGTCAGCAAACGACATTAGAAAACAACAGCAGGTAGGCTTCTACTCTGACACTGATGATATCGGTGAGGGCTCAGAACTGACTGAGTCAGGTGCTCGCACTATCTTAGACGAGGCATCAGGTCAGCACAATAACACGGGCTCAAGTATTGCTGGGGATTACAACGACATACATACCCTGCTTGAGATGCATATTGATTTGGATTTAGAGGGGTTTGAAGATGAGGATGAAGACGGTAAAACGGGTATTGCTATACCTTACATTATTACCATTGATAAGGACAGTGAGCGAGTATTGTCTATACGCAAGAATTGGAAAGAAGGTGATGACAACCGGAAGAAAATAGCTTATTTCTGTCATTATAAGTTCTTACCTGGACTAGGTTTCTACGGATTTGGCCTAATTCATATGATTGGTGGCGTTACTTACGCTGCAACTGCTATTTTGCGCCAGTTAATTGATGCAGGTACTCTATCTAATCTACCTGGTGGTTTTAAAGCCAGAGGTTTACGTATACAAGGTGAGGATGAGCCGATTGCACCGGGCGAGTGGCGCGATGTAGATACAACAGGAGCCTCTATTAGAGACTCTCTAATGCCATTACCATACAAAGAGCCATCTAACACTTTATCACAGCTTCTAGGCGTACTGGTGGATACAGGTAGACGCTTTGCATCTATCACAGACACGCAAGTAGGTGACTCAAGACAAGATATGCCTGTAGGTACTACAGTAGCCCTATTAGAGAAAGGCTCACAGATTATGTCTGCGGTACATAAACGATTACACGGCGCGCAGAAGATGGAATTTAAGATGCTAGCCCGTATCATTCACGAGAATATGCCTGATGACTACCCCTACGAAGTAGAGGGTGGTGAGAATATGATTAAAAAGACTGATTTTGATGAGCGTGTAGACGTGATTCCTGTATCAGACCCTAATATCTTCTCAATGGCTCAACGAGTGATGATGGCTCAGCAACAGCTTAATTTAGCTCAAGCTTCTCCTGAAATTCATGATGTTAGAGAGGCTTACAAGCGTATGTATCATGCTTTAGGTGTGGAAAATGTCGATAAATTACTACCTCCAGAGCCTGAATTAGAGCCATTAGACCCTATTACAGAGAATATGAACGCTATGACAGGTCGACCGTTGAAGGCGTTTGAGTGGGAAAACCACGAAGCCCACATAGAATCACACGCTCAAATGCTACAAAACCCTGCTTATCAGCAAGTTCAGGGTATGCAATCTGTATTAACAGCCCATATTCAAGAGCATTTAGCCCTTAAATACAAGGTTGAAGCAGAGCAAATACTTGGTCAGCCTATCCCTAATGCTAAGGATATTGACCCTGCAACAGCCTCTCAGATAGCACAGCAAGCTGCACAAGCTACTGCACAGATTACTGGAAAAGACCAGCAATTAGCACAAGCTATGCAACAGCCACCTATTGACCCTGCAACTCAGGCTAAGATGGAGCAGGAAGCTGCTAAGTTAGAGCAGAAGAACAAGGTTGACGAAGAGCGTAGCGCGATTGAGTTAACTAGACTTAAGTCACAGGAGAAGATGCAGCGCGAGAAGATGGACTTAGAGTACCAACAGCACCAGGAAACAATCGCAGCCTCTAGAGAGAACGCTCTATTAGATGCTGATGTTGCAGAGGGTCAGATGTATACCCAACTGTTAAACGAGCAGAAACGCTCAAAAACACAAAAGGAGGTAGCAAATGCCCGGAAAAAAGAAGGGCCCGCCCCCAAGCAAGGGACCAGTAAGTAACGGTATTCCATATGGAAACCGCAAATAAAAGGAGAAAGTATGCACGATGCTACAACATTCGCGGAGGAAGTTCTAAAGCGATTGCGGAACGATAAAAAGGCCATTGAGACAGCATGTGCCGTTGGAAATGTACCGGACTGGGATGCGTATCAGCACCTAAAAGGTACCTATAAAGGACTTGCTCTAGTAGAGAGCAATATCTTGGAACTATTGGGCAACATGGCCAAAGCAGATACATAACACGTTCAAGCTGCGTTTCAGCTTGCTAAAGGAGAAAAGATGCTAGATAAAAATGAAATAGACCCTAGGGATTTAACCCCCGAGGATTTAGAAGGTATACCTACACCTACAGGGTATAGGTTATTAATGATTCCATACGCACCCCCAAAGACTACTAAGAGTGGCATTATTGTGTCCGATGCGATGCATAAAGCTGAGACAGTAGCCTCTACGGTTGGGTATGTAGTTAAGATGGGACCTGACTGTTATAAAGACAAGAGCAGGTA